TAACGCTGGATCTGCTGCTATTCTTCCAAAGACTATCACTGGATTTACCACTTCCACTACTGCTGGAACCTACGGTACTAAAGCTACCGGAACAGTTACAGCTGGTGGTGTTGGTTACCCAGTAGATGAACAACTCCCTGCAGCTGGTGTTCCAGTTGGGGACTTGTTCTATGTAGTTGTTGGCGGTCCTGCGCTTATTTCACCCGCTTCTGGTGGTTGGACAGTAACGATTGCAGCTAACGATGTACTCAGTGCATTAGTTAACAAAGCTGTAACCAATGTCCTTCCTTCCGGTGGGTTTGTAGTAGGCAGGGCTTGCTCCGGTGCTGCTACTTCTAGCACTGGCGATATTACTGCTTTCATTGGCAGATAAGCCTTCGCTTAGACACTTGGGCAATGCCTAAGTGAATGGATTAGTAAGGGTGTAGCTTTTGTTGCACCCTTGCTTTTTACATAGGATAGAAATGCCTCCATCTTCAAACAAAACAGAAGCTAACTTACGCAGTAACCTGAAAGACGGAAAGAAGCTACCGCATCTTTCTGAGCTTGCTGAGAATTTCGTAAGGGTGGTTGGTGGTCCTTCTAAATTAGCAGAGATGCTTTTTGAAGAATGGATTGCTGCTGGTGAAGGATCTCTGGTTCGACAAAGAATATTAGATATCATTACTAGAGTTTGGAAGTTTGCTTCTGAGTCTGACGAAAAGCCAGATGACACTGGTCTTATGACTGACGAAGACCTTGACAGAGAGATTGACGGCGTTGTAAATCAAATCAAGGAGAAGTCAGATGGAAGATCAAGAACCAAAGAGAGAGCTGACGCAGCTGGAAAAGTCAGTGATGAACTCGCTGCGGTGGTGGAAGACATCGGGTCTGAGCTCGCAGGAGAATTTTCCAGACGGGATACTAACCCTCCAATCAGTAAAGAACCTGATTGATGAGCTGAATCTGACTGACAATAAACTGTCAGAAGACATGGCTCTCGATGTTGTTCAGAAAATTGTCGTTGCACATCTCTTAGATCAAAGCCGAAAACCTAAAGTAGCTAAAAAACAATTTGATGCTGTTGTTAAAAAACACTTTGATTTAAACCCACCGATTGAACAGAAGGTCGAGCAAGTAACTTCTAAAGATAGAAGCAAAGAAACTTTTGATTACTCTGAACTTGGGCAAAGAGACAGTATTAGGTTTAAGAAACTTCTTGGCGAAGCTGCCAGACGCAAGATGGAAGCTCTTAAGATCTATGAGCCTACCGGAATCCAGCAAGCATTTCATTCGTCTAAAGCCACTCACCGATTAGTCCGTGGTGGAAACCGATCAGGTAAAACTACAGTGGCAGCTGTCGAATTGTCTAGAGCTGTTTGCGGTGTAGATCCTTTTTTAAAGTATCCGCTAGAAGGTGGCAGAGCTTTTTGCGTAGGTAGAAATCTTGATCATATTGGTAATGTAATGTGGAGAAAGCTAGGTAGAGCTGGTGCTTTTAGAATTATACGGGATTTAAAAACCAAACAATGGAGGACTTACAAACCTTGGGAAAAGTCAGACCTTGATCGGTTTCACCTTACTAAGCCATCACCTCCGCTAATTCCTAAAAGGCTAATCAAAAAGATAGCATGGGAAAACAAGGCCAAGAATATTCCTAAACTTGTTGTGCTAAACAACGGATGGGAAATAAGCTTTTACTCTTCAGAAGGTAAGCCACCTCAAGGTAGCGATATTGATATATTCTGGCTTGATGAGGAAATTGTAGATCCTGATTGGCATCCAGAATTAAGTGCTCGTATTTTGGATCGAAAAGGTTGCGGGTTCTGGTCTGCTACTCCTCAAACTGGAACGGAAAAACTTCTTGAATTGCATGAACGAGCTTTGACAGAAAGAGAGAAGCACCCAGATGCCCCAGATGAAAGAACCGTGGACGAGTTTGTTATTATTTTGGATGACAACCCACACATCGGTGACAAAGAGAAAAAAGAATTTGCAGAAGGAATGTCAGAAGACGAACGGAAAGTTAGGATATCTGGCGAGTTTGCAATCAATAGTCTTAGGGTATTTCCAGAGTTTTCAAAAGCAATGCATGGAGTCGAGTTTTTTCAGATACCTAATGAGTGGACTAGGTATGCTGTTGTTGACCCCGGTAGGCAGGTTTGCTGCGTTTTGTTTTTTGCTATTCCTCCACCTATGCTTGGGAATACTATTTATCTATATGATGAGCTTTATATTTACAACTGTGATGCTGAACAGTTTGGCCAAAGAATGGCTCAAAAATCCGTAGGTCAGCAGTTTGAAAAGTTTGTAATAGATATGCATGGTGGGAGAATATCTGATATTGGTAGTGGTTTAAATGTTGAACAACAGTATTCAAGAGCGTTGCGTAAATACAAAGTTTATTCTGCTTCTACTGGCAGCGGTTTTCAATGGGGCTCAGATGATGTGCAGGGCGGTATTGAAGCTGCAAGATCATTTCTAAAAGTTAGAGAAGACGGGTCAATTAAATTAAAAGTATTTCCGCAATGTCCTAACTTTATGTGGGAAATAGAAAGGTACAGATACAAGAAAGAGCCAAGAGGTTATGTTACCGATAAGCCAGAAGATAGAGGTAGGGTTCATGCTATGGCATGTTTTAGATACATGGCCATGAGTAATTTAAAATATGTGCAAAGGCACACTATGGAAAGAAAAGATGATACTGTGTTGAAAGCCTTGAAAGCGAAAGTCAGGCGCATGAACAAGCAAAACGGGGGCTTGGGCATGATTAATCTTGGCCCCGGTAAAGAAAAGGTGTGATTATGAGTGGATCTTCCGCAATGATTATTGGAGCTATTGCCAAAGAAGGCTTTAAAGATGCTTGCCAGTTTTTAGATTATTCGCCTAAAAACGAAGAACTTGATGAAAATTCTTGGACAGCAATAGGCGAATGGGCACTAAACAACCCAGATGGCAAGGTAAAAGATTTAGCCTCCCAGATCGCAAAACTTTGTAATAGTGAGCCAAATGAGAAATCTTTAGTTGCGTGGGAAGCTGCGATTATGGTACTTTATAACACTGTTATTGAGCCTGAAGAAAAGTTTGATCTTGACGGATGGCTTAAATCAGTGAAGCCCCTAGAAATTGCTCAAGGAGAATGATATGCCCTCGTTTGTTATGCCTAATATTTTTGTTGGTGATATGGTGCTTTGGTATCATGCAGCGGATAGGACTACTGCGCCAAGGCCAGCGGTTGTTACTCATGTTGGAGCAGAAACTATTGCTTGCAGCGTGTTTGAAAAAGATAGCGTAACCATTCGGTGTATGGATGGAGTAAGACATTTAGATGATCCTACTACACAAATACCTGAAGCCAGAGAAGCTGGAGCTTGGACTTTGGTTATGCGAATAACTGAACAACAACAAAAACAAAAAGGCGCATTTGCTGTTGCGAAATAATAAATGAAAGAAGACTCCCTCTTAGCCCCTATAGTTACTGCATGGTTGAAAAAAATTCAGCTTGCTTATGATTTTAAGCAGGATGAATTTGGTAAGGATGCCGAAACTTGTATGCAGTTCTTTGATGGCCCATACGATTTTATGTATGGTCTCAAAAAGGGTGGAGGGGGAGGGCTTTCTTTTACTGGAAGCGCAGACGATTTCCCTAGACCTACCTTTGCTATGACGGTTAATAAAGTTGCAGAAATGGTCCAGCTCTTTGGGCCAGCACTTTATTCAAGAAATCCACATCGAAAAGTAAATCCAAGAGTTGTTATGGATATTCCTGAAGGGGCTTTTGCTCCTTTTAATCCGCAGCAATTTGGACCAATGTTTGAACAACTTCAAGAGATGAACATTAAGCAGACAAAGCTTGATGGAGCTAGAGCACTTCTGCTTGAAAATTATTTAAATTTTACCCCTGATGCACTTAACCTTAAAGATCATTCAAGACGAGCGATTGATGAGGCGTTAATTAAAGGCATGGGCGTACTTTGGACAAGGCCCTATGTATCTCCCGGAACAGGAAAGAAATTTGTTGGTAGCTTCTACGACACTGTAGACAATTTGGTTATTGATCCTGATATGGAAACAATTGCTGAAGCAGGATGGATAGCTAAACGCTGTGTTGATCCTGTGTGGCAAGTAGAACGAGATTTTGGCCTAGTTGCTGGTACTTTGTCTGGCCATCTTGAATCATATAACCAGCAAGGTAATCTCATGGGAGAAGGCACTGCTGGAGATTACAAGCGTAAACAAGGTAAAACAAATGACCTTCTTGTCTATTGGAAAGTCTACTCTAAGGTTGGTGTTGGTGGGCGTTTGTCTGGTGTTCCAAAAGAAAATCTTGAACCGCTAGAAGAGTACGGTGATTACGCTTATCTTGCTGTATGCGACAAAGTAGATTACCCGCTTAACCTTCCTCCTGATATTCAAAATGGCGGGGATGACGCAGAAATTAAGCGAAGGTTAGAATGGGATACTCCATTCTGGGCTGATGACAGCTGGCCAATGACTCCTATTATTTTCCATGAAAGGCCAAGAAAAGTTTGGCCTATGTCGCATCTTAAACCCGGTCTTGGTGAGCTTAAATTTATTAACTGGGTGTATTCATTTATTGCTGGAAAAATTAGAGTTTCGTGCAGAGATTTTCTTGCAATTAAAAAATCAGTTGGCGAAGAAATTAAGTCTACTATTCTTCACGGTACAGACTATGAGCTTTTAGAAATAGATGAAACTCATGGTACTGTTACTGATGTAGTTCAATTCCTTCAGCATCCTCCATTTAATTCGGACATCTGGCAGGTTCTATCTGCCGTTGAGAGAAACTTTGAAAAGCGTGTAGGGCTCACGGAGTTGGTTTATGGCGAATCGGCTGCATCATACCGTTCTGCCACGGAAGCTCAGAGTAAAACGGAACAAACGAAAATTCGCCCTGACGATATGGCGAACAAAGTTGAAGACGCAATGACAGATGTTGCCAAGAAAGAAGCTCTTGCTGTTCGTTGGCATCTTACTGGTAACGATGTGGTTAATGTTGTTGGTAAGCCAATTGCTTTTCTATGGGATCAGCTTATTGTATCTAGCGATCCAAATGACATCTTGCACAACCTTGAATACAGAGTTGCTGCTGGCAGTTCGATGAAGCCAAACAAGCAGCGTGACGCAGATAACATGGGTCTTGCCATGCAAAATATCTTGCCTAGTCTATCCAGCTTCGCACAAAATACTGGAGATTTTACTGCAGTCAATGCGCTTCTTCAGGATTGGGCTAAGACGATGGACCTTGATATTTCTAAGTATCTGATTCAGCCACCGCCTCCACCTCCTCCGGGCATGATGCCACCAGAAGGCATGCCACCGGAAGGAGTGCCACCTGAAATGATGCCACCACAAGGAGCTTAAGCTATGCCACCACAAGGAAGTAGAGCGTTTACAAGTTTAACAGCAGAAGATCAATGGGCAATGGCTAATGGGCTGTCTAAGCCTAATTCTGGTTCATGGAAATATAACTGGAACACTAATGATATTGACAACGAATTTTCTACGATGCCACATTATTTGCAAGCTACTTTGCTGCAATCTATGAATGCTGCTAGGCAAAGAATTTATTCGCAACAGCTACAATACGATAATAACCAAAAAAGTAAAGCTGCTGCAGACGCTGCAAAAGCTGCTGCAGACGCTGAAAAAGCTGCAAAAAAAGCAGCTAACCTGTCAGGCGGTCAAGCATCAGTTCCATCAGTACAGCAACGCATGATGTCGAGGATGGGTCAAGCTGTCCAGAAGGGTGTGAATAAAGGTAAGATTAATTCTAACCAACTTGGCAAGTACCAAGTTCCGGGGCAGCAACCTACTTCGCCTTTGGCTAATCAGTTAGGTAATCCAGAGCCCAATTATCAATTTTACAGACCAATGCCAAACAAAAATGTACCTGATGCAAATGGGGTTGCAACAAGAATTGGCTATGAGCAGTATCGTGGAGATGCTGGTCGAGATCAATATGCTAATGCAAAAACTCCAGTGCCTATGCCAAATAAACTTAGTACAAATGAGCTTCGTTAATTAAGGATTTTAAAATGCCAACAAATGAAATACCATCAGTAGCACAGCGCATGAACGGCATGGGTGCAGCCAAAGGTACTGGTATTACTAAAAGTTCTATTAAGCAAAACTTGTTAAATAAGCCTCGTCAGCAAGGCCAAGCAAGATCACAACAAAAAGCAAACCCTATTCCTTATAAGGTTCCCGGACAAGCAGCGCAACCATTAACAGCACCTTTGGGAGCACCTGCACCTGCCCCTACAGGACCATCAGCTGGATATGCACCCGGTTTTGGTCCTGAGGGCCCAGTCAAATATGATGCAAATGGATATCCAATTCCACAAAAAATGCCAGATGAAAGGTTTAAGTATAAATATAATCCTAAGCCGGGTGGATTTAGAATGACACCTGAAAATCAAGCAAAATACGAGCAAAGTGCAGTGCCTATGTGGGATGGATTTAATACAAAGCCTCAAACAAATTTGTACACTGAAGACGGAATGCCTAACGGAATGTTTGGCATGACTACACTAAAAGGTTTTATGAGTAACAAAGACTATAAACCACCAACACCTGAAGAAATAGCAGCAGGAAATGCTAAGTATATGAGAGATTTTGCAGCTGGAACAGTAGGTGATCGACATAAACCTAACCCAAATAAAGGTTATGTAAATTACGCAGCACAAAATCGTTAATTAAGGAGTTATACAATGGCTAACACTTATATTACACAGGATGAATTTAACAAGGTATGGGCTCCACATGGAGGTCATCCGGGAATGCTTGGTCTTGATGCAACACCCGGATATGTAGATCCGGGTGATGGAAGCCAAGCTTGGAAATATACTAGGTACGGTGGTGCTACCGGAATGAAAAATCCTGTGTATATAAAGTACGCTAATATGGTTGGCGGTGGTTTTTTTGATAGGCCACTACCTAAAAAAACAACTACTCCTGCAGCACCTAATTTATCAGGAGGTCAAGCTACAGTCCCAACGGTAGAACAGCGCATGTCGAGGATGGGCCAAGCTGTTCAAAAGGGTGTAAATAAAGGTAAGATTAATTCAAAGCAGCTTAGCAAGTACCAAGTACCGGGGCAGCAACCAGCTTCGCCTTTAGTAAATCGGTTAAGTGGTCCAGAAAATGACTTGGCTTTTAACATGCCCCGTAATCAATATGCTGGTGGTGCAAAAACTCCAGTGCCTATGCCAAACAAACTTAGTACAAATGAGCTTCGTTAATTAAGGATTTTAAAATGCCAACAAATGAAATACCATCAGTAGCGCAGCGCATGAACGGCATGGGTGCAGCCAAAGGTACTGGTATGACTAAAAGTTCTATTAAGCAAAACTTGTTTAATAAGCCTCGTCAGCAAGGCCAAGCAAGATCACAACAAAAAGCAAACCCTATTCCTTATAAGGTTCCCGGACAAGCAGCTAGGCCAGAAATAGGTACAGCACCTGTTTCGCCTTTGGTTAATCAGCCAAATCAATTTGTAAATTATAACGCTCCTAGTAGGAACGACCTAGTAACAGGAGGCAGGAGCGAATACGCTAGTGATACAGCTTTCAGAGGCACAAACGCTGCTCCAGCACCTGTTCCTATGCCACAAAAAGCTTCCCCTACTCCACCTAGTGAGCCAATGAGTGGTGCTGCCTACGCTGCTAAATTTTATACTCCTTTTACACCAGAACAAGCAGCAAAAAATGAAAAAGACGCTGCATTATACAAAAGTGATTATTCTCAATGGTTAGCTAACTGGAAAGTTGATCAAGCTAATAACAATAAAAATTATCAACCGCCATCAAACCAGACTTCTACATCGTATAGGCCAACTGTAAATAATCCGCAAAACAATACTTACTCGCAAGTGCAAGTAGCTCCTCCAGAAAATGTAGGCGCTAAAATGAATGCCGATGGTTTCACTTATAATGATCCAAAAACAGGAAGGCTTATCTACACAAGGCCTCCAGTTTGGAATCCAGAAACAGATGGTCAGGAAGGTGTGGAAAGAACGCACAGAGCAAAAGGTGGTCAGTTTGCTATGGGATTAGATGGGAAAATGATTCCCGTTTTAGGACCACATCCCGGAGCCAAGAAGTAAATTAAATGAAAAACTATCCTAATAGCAGCGTTCTTTACGATATGCTTATGAGCGTCTTGGGCCAAAAACCAGTTGCCCCCGGTGAGCCTCCACCGTTAGATAAAGAGCCAGATTATGAACAGCCACCTGCACCACCTATGAGGGGATAAGCCATGGACCCAAGAGAAGAAAGTTTGTTGCTTCAAATGCTTGATTCTGCAGGGGAAACCTTAGACAAGCCCGGAAGGTTTTTTCGTGGGCTTGGGAGCACTGCTCTTTATGGTTTGACTGGTGGAAATTATGGTAAAGCTGATCCAAGGGCTATGTTAAATATTATTCCTTTTTCTGACACTCTTGGTTATACTGACCCAAAATCTGAAGTACACGCTAATGAAGCATACTTTAGTAGTGGTCCTAGTGATGGAACTTTTAGCGGTGCGCTTAAACAAGCTGCTGGAGATATTTTTACAGACCCATCAACTTATTTAAGCCTTGGTTCTATTCCTGCTGCGAAAATGCTTTTTAAAGCTCCAAAGATTTTAGGGTTTGGAGCTAAAGCTGCTAGTGTAGCTCCTGAGGTTTTATCTGCTTCAAAAATTGTTCCAGATATAATGCCTACAGTTTTTTCTACTTCTAATAGTTTTGGCGATATGGCTAATGCTGGTTCAAAAGGTTTTGATTACAGCGCAATTTTAGCAAACGCAGGAAATTATTCTGATGACATAGCAAAGATAGATCCTCTTTCTAGTACAATGAACGCATTTCCTAGAGTAGTTCCAGATACCTATGCTGGTAAAGTTGCCTCTGGTTTAGAAGATGCTTATTCTTATTTAGATAATGCTGTTGGAAATTCAATTATGGCAAGGCCAGCTAATTTTGCAGGTAAAGTTATATCTACGCAGCTTGGTAACCTTGGGTCAAAAGAACCAGTGTTTGGTGCTTTAAGAGATTCCGCTTTGGAAATTGCACCAAAATTTATGAGCAATATGAGATCTGATCCTCCAGTTTTGAGGCAGCAATCTGATGGTTCAATTGGTTTTCAAGAAGATGATGAGACTAAAAGGCGATACCTTGAAAGACTTAACAGTAGCGAGTTTTAATTACACAGAAAAGAGGAACCGATGGCATCATCACAATATAATTCTGTTTACGATATGTACAAGGGTAATGCTAACAAAAATACAAATGCGCCTAAAACAAATACTTCTGAACCAAACGAGCCTGACCCAAATGCTCCAATATATTCTATGTATGGCAATAATCAATTTGGTAACCCTATTTTGCCAGATCAAAAACCTAATTTTACTTCTGTGTATGACATATACGGCCAAGGAAAAATGAATGATTTTAGTGCTGGAGCTGGTAAAACTTCTGCATCCCCGTTAGACAAACCAAATCAAAATCCAGTTATTGGCAATCCAGCTAGACCTTTTGTTCCTAGTGATCCATATATACCTGCAGATCCAACTCCTCCTGAAGAGTCAGATATAGATGACAGTGAGTACACGCCCGGTGGCGGTGGTTTTGGTGGTGGTTCTAGTGTAGGTCCAAAACCTAAGCCTCCCGGTGAGCCACCACCAAAAGATAAAGAACCAGTTCCCGGTCCTCCTCCTTCTCCACCCGGTGGTGGCGGTGGTGGTGGTGGTGGCGGTGGTGGTGGCGGTGGTGGTTCTAAGGGTGGTAGCGGTAGCGGTGGCGGTGGTGGTGGCGGTGGTAGCCCTATGGATAATCCATCCAGCCCTTCTGGTAAATTTGGTGCAGTTAGTAATAGTCCTGCTGGTAGTGGTGATGGGGCTCCTCTTAACCAATTTGTAGGAGAAGGTCCAGCTGGTGGTGGTGGAACTGAAATACCCGGACCAGAAGTACCAACTGATTCTCCTATGACTAAAGAAGAAGCATTAGCAAATGGCTATTTAGATCCAGTTGATGGTGTTAGCCCAGAGCCTTTACATACTGATTATGATCCTACAATTGGAAACTGGGTTACAACTTGGAGTGATGGATACAAAACTATTCTTGGTGGACCCGGAAGACAATTTAAAAAAGACGCTACTAGCCCTGCTGATGCAGCACCCGGAAAACCTTTTAGCGGTGGAAATGTTGGTGGCAGTGATAAAGGACTTGTTTAACATTCAACGGAGATAAAGATGAGCCTAAGTTTTTATGACGAAATGATTTCCTCTGGTGTTTCTCCTAAACTTGCTGACATGCTTGCTTCACGGACTCCTCCCGGAGCAAGCACGGACAGAGAGTTCCTTCATGGCCATTGCAACGGCAATCAATTTGAAGGTGCTCCAAACATGGGCGATTACTATCAGTCCTATGCAAAGAAAGCTGGAATAAGCACCAAAGGAAAAATATACCTAAGCAGCCTTGCAAACTTTCCCGGCGACCCTAAAGCTTGGGTGTCAGACAGAGCGCATGCAGCCAAGGTTATTGATGAGAACGGTTGGGGTGCTGAAGGAGCTATCTCTAGGAAAGTTAAGAAAGTTTCCGAAAGATTTAATAAAGATGTTGCAGATGACATCGTGCTTGAAAATGCCGAAAAACGCATGGGTAGCCAAGTTCTTTCTAAGAAAGAAAAAGTAGATCTTATTCACAAGACAAGATCCTCATTAAAGAAGGTTGTCAAAAATGGCAGATAATGTTATCCTCAATCCCGGCGAAGGCGGGGATACGATAGGCGCAGACGAAGTTGGTGGAGTCAAGTATGTAGTTGACAAAATTGCTTATGGTCCAGACGGATCTATAACTTTAGTCAGCCTTGATACCGGGCTTCCGATTAATCTCGTTAAATCTGTATCGTCAGCAGTTGTGACTGGTAGTAAATCTACAACAGCTAATACCGCTGTAGCTTTGGTTGCTAGCTCGACTCCTACAACTAGGGGAATTATTGTTAAAAGTGCCAATGCTAATTCAGAGAATGTTTATATTGGTCCTTCTACAGTAACTCCCGGAACGACTTCTGCTACAGATGGATTTGAGCTGTACGCTGGCGAGAGCATGACGATTCCGATTGACGATGTCTCTAAGGTCTATGTAAACTCGACCTTCTCAGGGATGAAAGTTTTTTGGACCATGGTATAAAAAATGAACCTGATTCATCAGCCTAAAATATCAATTAAAAAGTTTACTGGTGCAGGTTATGTACCTACAGCGTCACAGCTAGGTATAGGCGAATTAGGTGTAAACTCGACAGATTCAAGGGTCTATACAAAAAATCAATCTGGGGTCGTTGTAGATGTTGGAGCTGCGTCTATTTCGTCACTTACTGATGTTCAACTAACAAGCCTAGCAAACGATAATTTTCTTCAGTACAACACTGCTGCTTCTAAGTGGGTAAATTCATCTGCTTTAGATGGCGGTAATTTTTAAAAAGGAGTAAACATGGCAACTGTATTGAGAATTAAAAGAAGGGCTTCTGCAGGTGCAGCAGGTGCTCCGTCAACTTTAGCTCCTGCCGAGCTTGCATATTCGGAAGTAGACAATATTTTATATTATGGGTTTGGAGATACTGGAACAGGAGTGTCTTCTACTGTTGTTCCTATTGCTGGAACAGGTTCTTTTTTAACAACTACTACAACCCAGACTGTATCTGGTGCTAAGACATTCTCCAACATTACTATTACTGGTGGTTCAGTAACTGGCATAACAGATTTAGCAATAGCTGACGGCGGTACTGGAGCGTCAACTGCAGCTACAGCAAGAGCAAATCTTCTTCCATCATTTGCTGGTAATGCTGGTAAAGTTATGCTTGTAAACGCTGGTGCTACAGATGTTGAGTATGTTACCCCTAACCCCGGCACAGTAATTTCTATAGGCATGACTGTCCCTAACATTATGTCTGTTTCTGGTTCGCCAATTACTTCAACTGGCACATTAGCTGTGACTTTGACAACTCAAACAGCAAACTATGTTTGGGCTGGACCAACAACAGGATCTCCTGCAAATCCAACATTCCGTGCTTTAGTGTCTACGGACATTCCATCGTTATCATACTTGCCTTTAGCTGGCGGTACAGTTTCAGGAGCTTTAACCGTAACTGGGGATTTAACAGTTTCTGGCACTACAACTACAGTTAACTCAACCACACTTGTTGTGGCAGATAAGAACATTGAGCTTGCTTATGGCTCTACTACTGAAGCAGCAGCAACGGGTGGCGGTGTGACTTTGCATGGTCTTACTGACCATACTATTCTTTACACTACTGGAACTTCTTCATGGGATTTTTCTGAACATGTTAACCTAGCTACTGGAAAAGCGTTTAAAATTAATGGAACAACAGTCCTTTCTGCTACCGCTTTAAGTGGTGTGGATATAGACGGAGGGAGTTTCTGATGCCAAGTTATTGCGTTTCGGGTGCTGGAACAACGGCATACAATGGAACATACGATCCTTTTTCATCATCTGAATACAGAAAAGTAGGGACACCTACAATAAAGATTGTTTATAATGGTGATGAACTCTGGTATTTTATTAACGGCAGTACGGAAGGGTATACTACAAGCAGTTCGAGTGCTACACCACCTCTGACTGGATGGACTGTTTCAGGAAACGGCACATCACCAGCACCAACGCTAACAGAGGGAGCCTGTTTAGTAGATCCTTATTGTGTGGCA